ATTGTTCGTCCCGGTAAAAATGCTTTCTTTAGCAATTTTCAGACAGCCGGTAACAACAGCAAAGTCGAGGGAGATATTGTCTTTGAGCGTGGTGCTCATCATAGCCCGCATCACGTCCAGCATCTGCGAATAATATCCGTTGCTGCTGGCTTTTGCAATGGGAACATCATACTCATCCAGAATGACGACCGCCGATTTTTTGAAGTGGATTTCCAGCATCCGGGTCAATAGCAAAAAGCAGCTTTTGGTTTCATCTATGGATGCAGTGCGTCCCAGAATTCGCTTAAAGATGCCTTTGTCATCGTCAGAAATAGCAGCGTCATCCAAAAGAAACTGATAATCCTGAAATGCAAATGCCAGTTTCATGCGCAGCATTCCATAGGCGCTTTCAAAGGTCAGACCGTCCGTGTCCTTGAAAGAGAAAAAGACCACAGGACACTGGTTCATCCATTTTTTGCAAAGTTCTGTATTTTTGGAAATCGCCAATCCCTCAAACATCTGCTTGCTGTCTTTGCAGATGTCCAGAAAATTTGCGAGAGTGCTCATACCAAGGGATTTTCCGAAGCGACGAGGGCGAGTAATCAATGTTACTTCAGCGATACCACCGCTAAGAAGTTCAGAAATCAGATTGGTCTTGTCGATATAATAATACCCGCCTTCTCGAATCTTTTCAAAATTCGAGATTCCAACAGGAAACTGCAAATCTGCCATGCAATGCTCCTTTCCGCTCATAGAGATGAGCTTTCAGAACTCACTACTGTAAGTGTACCATGAAATATAGAATCATACAAGAATCAAGTGACATCGAAATAGAGCAGTTTTATTATGCTACGTTCAATCTGGTGGCTTTGTAGCAGTCGGCGCACATTCCCTCATGGGTAGCGGCAAACTCTGCGGCCTGCATGATGGAGCCATCCTTCAGCTTGACCCTCTTGATGGGCTGGTTGCAGCGAGCGCAGATGCAGGGCATCGGCGGCTGTTCCTGCTTCGGGGTAGAGGATTTCGGCTTCGGCTGCTTTTGCGGTTCTGCCTCCGGCTGCGGTGCAGCATCTTCCGGCAAATCCTCTCCGGCATAAACGTACAGGCCAAGACCGAACATAGCAAGGTTCTTCACCAAGCACCGCATGATAGCCTTATTCACATCGAACATGGATGCTGCTTCTACGGTACGTTCTTCCATGCCGACTTTTTCACGGCGGCGAGTCTGCGGATTGTAGTCCCATTTCGGGGTGGTGTAGGTGTAAGGCGTGGCTTTCATCGCTTTATTTGCGCCATCCAGTACAGGCAGCCACATTTCGTGCGAAACGCCCTCAATTGTGACCGAGGTGTACACCATGAAGCCGGTTATGGGATCATAAACATAGGGCAGGCCGTTGAATTTCTTGACTTCGTAGCTGGCAGAAGGATACAGCTTTTTCACCTCCGCCCAAGCATACGCCCAGCTTACATATTTCAGTTCCGTGTTGCCGGACTTTTTGACTTCCAGATGATCTTTGAAGTCAATAGCAAATAATTTTACGAATGGATTTTCCATGATAGCATCCTTTCTGATAAAAACCCGGCGCAACAAATGAATTGCTGCGCCGGGTTTTGTATTGCTGTACTAAACAAAGTTAGAGAAACGGGCAATTTTGTATTGCCGTACTAAACAAAATTGGAAAAACAGGCAATTTTGTATGCCAGCAGACATACAAAAATCATGCTGCATGGATAATGGTAAACCTGCGGCTGCTTACATTCTTGCTGTACCGATTGAAAATATCGGGTTGTTCTTTCTTCAAACGCTGGGAGTCTACCCGTTTACTTTCGGAGGATACCCACGACACCTTATAGCCCGGTGCTGTGCCATAGGCGGCGTCCTGCATCTCCAACTTCACCTGCTGTTCAATAGAGGCTTTTTCCTGCTCCAGCTGTTCGATCTGATCAGAAAGTTCCTGCCGCTTGTCCAACAGGTCGCGGATGGGATTCAGATCGGCAGTTTTGTTTCGATCATCTGCAGAGTACAGCTGATTGATCTGCTGTGTATCCCCCTCGCTTCCGGTAGGTACAGGTGGAATTTCGGGCATTACGTTGTATTTCCAGAAGTGCTCTTCCTTTGCAATGAGGTTGTTCAGAACTTCTTTGTCGGTTGTGATCTTGTGAATCACCAGTTCTTTCCCGAAAATCAGAGCAGCAATGTACCAGCAGTCAAAACCGCTGACAGCCAGATAGTGATTGACCTGAGCCATGTAATGTGCAGGGATTTTTCCATCAGCCCACTTGTCCGCAGAAAACGGCGAAACCGTTTTGCACTCTAATCCAGCTTTTTGCCCAACGATCAGGCGGTCAAAATCTGCCAGAAGCAGCGGATGTTTCTCGCTCTGGTAAATGGCATTTGCACGGCGTACCTTCAGACCGGTTGCTTCGGTGAAGCGTTGCGCGACATAATCTTCCAGATCGCGTCCCTGGCGCATAGCCTCATTATCGATGTTCTCAATAGTTTCGCTGTTTTTGTCGCAGTAAACCTGAAAAGCAGAACGATAGGGATTTACACCCAGAATGGCACCTGCATCGGTGCCGGTAATACCGCACTTGCGGTAGCGGAGCCAATCCTCTTTGGACAGGTTCAAAGTTGAAATCAATCTTTTCATGCGCTTTGCATCCTTTCTTTCATAATAGATTCGGCAAGAATGAAGTCATATTCCACCAAGTCTTTCATGATGGTGGAAAAGTCGGCAGCTAACGAATGGCAAGAGCCAACCCACAGGTCATAAAGAAAATCCAGAATATTATTTTGCACCCTGAGATGGTTCCAGTAGCGCTCCTCCAGTCTACCCTCGGATTCCAAAACAATAATGGCGGTGCTGATGGTACTTTTCATCGTGATCTCATAAGCCGTGGTAACGCTGATTTCAGAAGCACTCTTCTCAACGTTGTCAAAAAATTCCGTGAATTCCCTGAAAATGCGGTTGTTTACATCATTCATGGCTTGCTCCTTTATGCTGCTGCCAGCACCATCTTGTAAGCCTTGTCGATCATGGGGTTACCCTCTGCGGTGCGCAGGAACAGGTTTTCGTTGTAGTTTTTGGTCTTGCGGAGAGGGTCTGCGTGGGTGGCAAAATCAGAGACTGCGTTGATAAAGCGCCAACCGTTCTTGCCGACCCATTCCAGATCCGGTGCGTTGTAGTAGCGAGTCTTCAGATCTTCCTGCAAGCGCAGGTTATTCTTCCGCTGGCAATCGGACAGGTCCTCAGAAATCGGGAAAAAATCATTGATGAACTCCTGCACCTTGTGATCGGATAAATCGATGCGAGCCAGCTCTTCGCCACGGTTGCCGAGTTCAATCATATAGTTGCTGGCCAGCTGCAGGGTCTCACGGGCATCCTGCACGCGGAGCAGAACATTTTCGGTGTGGCGTGCAGTCCAGCTGCGCTTTGCAGTATTCAGCGCGAGGTTCAGCGTGTTCTGGCAGACTACACGGATCGGAGTCATGGCCACTTTCACACCAGAACTTCCGTCATGACTGTTGAAGATCACAAGATATGGTACTACCTGATCTCCAGCGATAAGATATTTCCTCGGAAGCCTTGCCAGCATCCAGACCTTCTTGCCGCCCTGCAAAGAACCGGCAGTTTCGTAAGTAACGCCCTCGCCCAACAGGTCATCCGTGAACTGAAATGCTTCTTCGTTCTGCACAATGCGGTAGCGGTCGGATACTACACCCAGAACAGCATCATCAGTGCTGCGGACATTTGCGCGATAGCCGGGGATCATAGAACCCGTGCCGGAATAGATATTACGGCTTTCCACCTGCCAATCCAGACCGGCCAGTTCCAAGGCTTCACGGCTTGCAGGGGCATCCATGATGATACGGCCAAGGCCGTGCCAAGGGGTCTCACGGACAGAGAACATCGTTTCAACATTTGCGGGCATAGTAAAATCTCCTTTTCAGTGTACTGTGATCAATTGTTGTTTTCCATTTCTTCAGCGATGCGGACGAGGACTTCCACCAGGACGGTGCCAACCTCTTTGACGATTTCGGACCAAAAGTTCATAATGCTTTCTCCTTTCTGCGCAGCTGCGCGTTAAAATACGATAGTAATAATGATAGTGATGGTGCGGAATAACAAGATGCTCACCTCCAGACATAAAAATAGCCCCTGAGTCTTTCGACTCAGAGGCTTTGGATCATGATTATTATATCTGGGTGAAAAATGGAAATTTGAGAAAGCTAGAGATAAAGATGCCAGACTGGCATGAAGGTAGCTAAAAGAAATTTGGAAAAGTGGCATAATCGCTGAAAAATTCATCAATCACTTGTGCAAAGTGTGATTGATGAATGAGCGATGAAATGATATAATTAATTAGAATGGAGGGGAGGAAAAACAGATGCAGAATAAAAAACCGCCATTTACAATTACAGAAAAAATTCTCACAGATGTAATGGAGATTTGTGAACTTGTTGGAAAAGTGAGCTCAACACAACATCTTTCATCTGACCCTGTTCTGCGTAGGCAGAATCGGATTAAAACAATTTATTCCTCTCTTGCAATTGAACAAAATACACTATCCTTAGAGCAGGTAACGGCTGTACTATCAGGAAAACGTGTCCTTGCACCGCCAAAAGACATTATGGAGGTGAAGAATGCGTATGAAATTTACGACCATTTGAATGAATTGAATCCATACTCAGTGGAAGACTTACTGTTGGCTCATCATGTGATGATGCGAGGGCTGGTTCAAGAAGATGGTGTGTTTCGCTCAAAGCCAGTAGGTGTGGTTGACAGTCATGGAAATGTACTTCATTTTGGAACACTACCGCAGTATGTGCCTCCTCTGGTGGAAGAATTGCTCAAATGGACAGAGGACAGCCCGCTTCCGATGCTGATCAAAAGTTGCGTGTTTCACTATGAATTTGAAGTAATCCATCCGTTTGCAGATGGAAATGGAAGAATCGGAAGGCTTTGGCATACGCTACTGCTCTCCAGATGGAATCCGCTGTTTGCATGGCTTCCGGTGGAGTCTATTGTTCATGATCATCAGCAGGAGTATTATGAGGCTATCAATACATCCAATGCCCAAGGTGAAGGAACTGCATTTATTGAATTTATGCTAAGTGTGATTGAAGAAGCACTTTTGAGTGTAATCCCAGAAAACTTCGAAAAGAGCATGATGCCTACAAGTGGAAAAGAAAATCGATGGAATATTCTTGAAAAATACTTGAAAAAAGAGAAGATTATTCATAACAGTGATGTGCAACAGTTGCTGGAAGTCTCTTCAGCAACAGCAAATCGAATTCTAGTTTCTTTTGTAAAAGAAGGTAAACTAGAGAGAGTGAGAGATGGTCGCTATTGGGCGTATCAAAAGTTATAAATGGGAGTTGCATAAGCAATGCAGAATACAAACAGAGCACAAGAAAGTGGATATAAAGCTTCTCTGACAAGAGAACAGTTTTTATTCCACGAAATGCGAATTGTAGCGAAGCAAATGGTGCAAGGAGAGGATCTTGCATCAATGATACAAATAATTGCCGCCAATAATCTCTTCCAGTATCCAACTGAACGCATGACAGCTGGTATGGTTCGGGCGTGTTATCGGCGGCTAAATCTTTTGAATAGTGAACAACTGCTTCGGAATATTGCAGAGCATTCCGTGGAAGAGGCAAAACAAATTTGTCTTTACGCGATTATGAAGGATAATAGACTTGTCTGGGATTTTATGGTGACAGTTATTGGAGAAAAATATCGAAACCAAGATTTCAGCTATGGAAAACTTGACATGACAAGTTTCTTCATAAGATTACAAGAGCAAAATGATGCTATCGCAGATTGGAGCGAATCTACAGTCAAAAAGCTGAAATCGGTTCTAAATCGAATTTTAAGAGAAAATGATTATCTGGATAGTATAAAAGCAGGCCATTTGAACCCGGTTTGGCTTTATCCGGAATTGGAAAATGTGATTCTTACAAATGGGGATCAGGCGGTATTGCCCGCATTTAACCGTTTTGAGTGAGGAAAATTTAATGGGTGACATACAAAAACGCCTTGATAACGTTCGGCAGATGATTCAGATTCAAGATTTCCTAGAAGGAAAAGGTCTTAGCAATGAAGTGAATATTCGTATCTTCTGCTATGAACCGAGAGATGAAATGGCAGTCCGGCATTTCATTGAACAGCTATCGACAGATCTGACATTGGAGTGTCAGCTTCGAATCTGCAATTTATATCAAATCTTCCTGGAAATCTGCGAAGACATGGATATTTTGGATGCTATCCCTGATATGGAAGAAGAGGACGGCCATGATTATCTGTTGGAACAGCTTCAATCGACAATTGGAGTCGATGAAATTGTACAGGAAATTCAGAGCGAGCCGTTCCAGCCGGGAGAAGTACTGGTTTTGACTGGCGTTGGAGAAGCGTTTCCATTTATGCGAATTCATACGTTACTGGAGGCATCATTGTTTGCAGAGAGGCCGGTGCTTGTGTTTTACCCGGGAACATTTAACGACCAGCAGCTGCGGCTGTTCAACTGTCTGAAGCCGAACAATTACTATCGTGCATTTAACGTTGTGTGAAGGGGGAAATAGAGCTTTGGTTATACAGAATATGTTTGTAGAAGACATCAACCGTAAAATTAACGGTGTTGTCAAGGTTGACGAGGACGAGAACAAGGTCCTGGAACAGGAACTGAACGAGTACGTTATTACACGAGAGCTGAAGCGGCATTTTGCAGACTTTTTCAATACCTATGCAGAAGCATTTGACGAACCAACGGCAGATACAGGAGTCTGGATCTCCGGTTTTTTTGGCAGCGGTAAATCTCACTTCTTGAAAATGTTGTCATACTTGTTGGAAAACAAAGAGGTTAATGGCATTCGTACGGTGGAGCGCTTCCGCAAGAAATTTGAGGATGACCCTGGTACCTTTATGCAGGTGGATCGTGCAACCAAAGGTGAAACCGAGACGATTCTGTTTAATATCGATTATGAAGGCTCTATCAATAAGGACAAAACAGCCGTTTTACGTGTTTTTGCTAAGGTGTTCTATAATCATCTGGGATTCTTTGGCAGCAATCTCAAAGTTGCTATGCTGGAGCAGTACATTACGCAGCAGGGCAAAATGGATGAATTTTGCCGTCTGATTGAAGAAAAGAAGGGCAAACCTTGGACTGAAGTGCGGAAAGCATTTGCATTTAATGGAAAATTCATTAAGCCTGCACTGGCGGAAGCATTGGATATCAGTGAAGAGGATGCAAACAACTGGTTTAACGATAAGAGTGCAACGGAACTCTCTGTTTCACAGCTTGTAGAAGACATCAATGCATACGTCAGCACAAAACCTGCAAACTTCCGCCTTCTGTTCATGGTGGACGAGGCGGGGCAGTATGTTGGCACGGACACGGATATGCTGCTGAATCTGCAGTCTTTGGTGGAAAAAATCGGCAGCGAATGCAGAGGAAAAGTCTGGGTGGTCTGCACCGGACAGGAAGCTATTGATGAGATTATCAAAGTACGAGCAGATGAATTTTCTCGAATTCAGGCTCGTTTCAAAACTCGTCTGAGCCTTTCTTCTTCTTCCGTAGACGAAGTAATTCAGAAGCGTATTCTGAAAAAGACTCCGGAAGCAGAAAGAACGCTGGATGCGGTCTATGAGAAAGAAAGCTCCGGGATGCGCAACTTGTTCAGCTTTACAAATGCAATGCCGGACATCAAGGGCTTCTCTGGTCCGGCACAATTTGCAGAGGACTTTCCGTTCGTTCCATACCAGTTTCTCATCATGCAGAAAATTTTTGTGGAGATCCGCAAACACGGCAATGCAGGTAAACACTTCTCCGGCGGCGAGCGTTCCATGCTGAGCGGATTTCAGGAAGCAGCACAAAAAGTGGAAAAGCAGAACGAGTTTGCGTTGGTGCCGCTGTTCCGCTTCTATGATACTGTACATTCTTTCCTGGATGGTTCCATTCGCAATGTGATTGATCGCTGCAGCAAAGCCGTAGAAAATCACGATGGTCTGGAGCCGATGGATGTGGATGTTCTGAAGCTTCTCTATCTCATTCGATATGTCAACGAGGACATACCGGCCAATCTGGACAACCTTGTGATTTTGATGGCAGACGACATCCGTCTGGAAAAGGTCGCGATGCGCGAAAAGCTGCGCGGCAGTTTGGATCGACTGATTGGGCAGAATTACATCGGACGTACTGGTGATACCTACAACTTCCTGACGGATGAAGAGCAGGACATCCAGAAAGAAATCAACCTTACACAGGTGGATACGGGCGCTATTGTTGGGGATATAGCAAAGATTATTTTTGGCATAATTTATGATGCAAAAAAGTTCCGTTACGGCAAGTGTGACTTCCCGTTTGATCAGATGGTGGATAACACTATGTACGGCATCGCCACAGGCGGCATGCGCCTGCGCTTTTTGACGGCAGCTTCTGATGCAACGGAAAAAACGGAATTTCGCCTGATGAACAGCTCCAAAGGCAGCGAGGCGATTGTAGTTTTGGGCGATACGCCGTATTATGAATCGCTGGAAGCATCCATGAAGATCCGCAAATATGTCAAACAGCGGAATGTCAGCCAGATGCCCAAGAGTGCTCAGGATATTATCCGCGGCCAACAGGAAGAAGCAGCCAAGTATGAAGCTGAAGCCAGCAAAGCTCTGGTAGAGGCTATTGAAAACGCAAAATTTTACGCCGATGGTGAACATCTGGACATTAAGAGCGGCAATGCTAAGGCCAAAATTGACCAGACGATGGAGTATCTGGTCTCGCATGTTTACAGCAAGTTGGACCTGATTGGGAAAAACGCAGATACCGATGCTGACATTCTAGCAGTGCTGTCCGGTGCGGACTATATTCTGCCGGAGGCAGATCCGAACCGCGATGCAGAGGCGGCGGTGGAAGAATATCTTGAGATGCAGGCAATGCATCACCTGCCGACCTCCATGGCGGATGTACAGAGCAAGTTCAGCAGTATACCCTATGGCTGGAAGGAAATCGACATTGCTTATGTGGTGGCGCGTTTGATCGTGAATCAGAAGGTAACCATCAAATATGCAGGCACTACCATCCAGCCGGACAACGCCAAATTACCTGACATGCTCCGCAAAAAGAGTGAGGTGGGTAAAACATCCATTAGCAAGCGCGTGGTGGTATCGGCAACCAAAATGAAGGCTGTGCGGGACCTTCTGCGGGATTACTTCGATGTCATGGATGTTCCTGCGGACGAAGACGGTTTGGTTAAATTTATTGCCGATGAGTTCGGAAACCAGCTGCAGCATTATAACAAACTGAACGAGAAGTACGATGGTACCCACAAGTACCCGGATCAGACAATAGTGCACAACGCTATTACTGCAACGCAGGAAGTGTTGAACCAGAAGAAGGACAACATCGCGCTGATCGACTATCTGCTCAAGAAAGAGAACGACCTCTTTGATCAGAAAGATGCCATGGGCAACGTAGAGACCTTCTTCAAGAGCCAGGTCAGCACCTTTGATGATGCCGCACGGCTGGAACACGAGATGCAGGCGGATCTGGACCGTATTACGCAGGATGCAGCGGCAAACGATGCTCTGAACAAGATCCGGCTCATCATTACCGTACCGTCTTTTGGGCAGAAGTTCAACTACAAGCGCATTCCGGAGCTGAATGGGTTGATGCAAACGGTGCGTACTGCCCATGACCAGATGCTGGATGGCAAACGCTCTGAGATCCTAGAAACTGTACGTCAGTGTATGGAAGCCACCCACACTGCCGCCGACGGCGATCCCAAGGCGATGGACATTATCCGCAAATCTGACACCTACTTTGACGGGTACAAGACGAAGATCAACGAATGTAAGAGCATTGCATTGCTGGACGGTATGATTATCCCGCTGAGCAAGTACAAGGATGATGCTGTTAGCAGCATTGAGATTGCACTGATGCCACCAGCACCAAAGCCGGCCGCAGAAAAGAAGGATGTTGTTACTCCGGCACCAAGGCAGAAAAAGGTGAAATCTTACAGCCGCCAGATTCTCTTCCCTGCCAAGACCCTGCGGGATGATGCGGATATCGATGCTTATGTGGAGAAGATTCGCTGCCAGCTTCAGAATCTACTGGACGGCTGCGACGAGATCAAGTTGAACTAAATGGGGATTTGACAAATGGCTTTTATTGCAATGCTGGCCCTTCAAGTTGCAGGAGCATTGGTTTTACTCTTGAATAATATTAACGGAAGTCGAGAAGCTGTTATACGAAGTTGCTTTCCTGGATCCAATACAGTTAAACGGGATAATGATAACAACTGTGTTCTCCCCTGTGAAAAACTGCAAAGAAGTGCACACGCAATCTATCTGAATATTGTTGCTTTTTTCGATCTTGTGATTGGATACGGAATCGCA